TTCTCGCAACGACAATCGGTCAGCGCCTTGTAAAGAACGGCGTCCCTCTACGCACCCCCCCGCCGTGGGCAACGAATGGGTTTGAAAAATTAGCCATCGTTGGAAAGGGTGGGCTCATTGCCGCCCTCATCGCCCTTGCTACAATCAACGGAAACGTTTCGTACGTGACCGCGAACCCAACCAAGTTTATGCAAGATGCTTTGGCGACTGCTGGGTTTGGCGCGCTCGCCGCCGTGTTCCTGACCATGAGCCGCGGTCGCCCAGACCTCTTTTTCAACCATCTTATTTTCGCCTTTATGCTTTTCTTCTTGTACCACGTGTGTCGCGAATTTGCAGGATACTTTACAATTTTTGGATCTGAACAATCGACGCAGAAGATTCAAAAGGAAGAGTCCAAGTTGAGCAAGCCCATCTTGATCATGGGAAGCGTCTTCGCATTTCTTGCAATTATATTGGCACTGGTCTCGCGGGTCAGTCCAGATTACGGTTCGGGTATTTTCAAGAGTCTCGGGCCTTCTATGGCTCTTAGCCTTGAGACGATAATTTTCGTCGCAATTGTGACGTCTGGTGAAATCATCGTAGCAAAGAACCACGGGGATCCCATAGGTCCTGCGATCGGAACAAGCGCCGTCATTTTCACATTGGCCCACCTTGTGCTTCAGGCGGGTGGGTTCTATGATCACATGTACAAGACGGCTCACGTAATTACTAAATCAGTTGAGAATGCCGTGAAGAACAGCTAAAGACACTTTGCGTAATATACACAATGCAATATGAACGGCTATCCCATGTGGAACACATCCTTAAGCGACCGGATACTTACGTATCCTCCCTGGCACCCGAGTCCTCAACGTACTGGACGCGTGTGGCTGGACGTTTTGAACCTTCTATTCTATCTGTATCACCTGCACTAGTCAAGATCTTTGACGAGGTTCTTGTGAATGCGATTGACCAGTACTCTTTGCACCCCAAGAAGGTCACGCAGATTGATATTCATGTTTCAGACAATACAATTTCGATCGAAAATTGGGGAGTAGCCATTCCAATCAAGAAGCATGACAAGGAGCGCGACTCATCTGGAGTCGCCCTCTGGATCCCTGAACTCATCTTCGGTCACCTTTTGACGAGTTCAAATTATAATGACGATGAGCAGCGCGTGACGGGCGGGAGGAACGGGTACGGGGCGAAACTTGCGAATGTATTTTCAAACAAATTTTGGATCGTAATTAGCGATGGGAAGAAGACGTACCGCCAGATGTGGTGCGCCAACATGAGCAAGTGTGACCCGCCCATCATCGAAAACGCGTCAGACGGTGTCTATGTTCGGGTCGGGTTTGTGCCCGACCTCAAGAGGTTCGGAGGTCTGGGCGACTTTGCAAAGGTGGCTGAGAAACGAACATGGGACGCGGCCCTGTGGTGTCCCAAGGCCAAGGTGACTTTGAATTCAAAATTGATCCAAGTCCCAAGCCTCGAGGAGTATACGAAGATGCATGGTCTCGCCGCCTACGGGTCTACGTCTCTGAAGATGGTTGAAGGAATTTGGCTGAATGTCATCATCGGACACTCCACGAGTGGGGGGTTCCAACAGTGCTCGTGGGTGAACGGCATTGCGACACACAAGGGCGGGTCCCACGTGGACAAGGTGGTCAAGGCGCTCGTGGATGAGCTCTCAAAGGATAAGCGGTGTGCGAGCCTGAAGCCTGCCCAAATCAAGGCGTCCCTCTTCGTCTTTGTTCAGGCCACAATCATCAACCCAACATTCAGCAGTCAAACCAAGGCGGAGTGTACTTCAAAAATTTCCGATACACCCAATTTTCCACCAAAATTCATCAAAGATGTCTTGGCCTCCGGTGTCTTGGACGACTTGGTGTCCAAGGGTCTGGCGGTGGTTGACAAGGAACTCAAAAAGACAGATGGGTCCAAAAAGTCTCGGATCACGGGCGTTCCGAAGTTGGACGATGCCAACTGGGCCGGCACACACAGGAGTCACGAGTGTACGCTGATCATTACGGAGGGTGACTCGGCGAAAGCCCTTGCCATTGCCGGTCTGAGCGTTGTAGGCCGAAACGCGTTTGGCGTGTTTCCACTCCGGGGTAAGCCTCGCAATGTTCGGGACGCTTCGGTAAAACAGGTGACTGATAATGAGGAGTTTAGCAACTTGAAAAAGATCCTCGGGCTCCAACATGGGAAGGTCTACGGGTCGCTCCGCGACCTGCGGTACGGCCGGCTTATGATTATGACTGATGCTGATCTTGATGGGTCTCATATCAAGGGTCTGGTCCTGAACATGTTCCACGTATACTGGCCCAAACTGATTGAGCTGGGCTTTGTGGTGTCCATGGTGACGCCCGTGATCAAGGCGGGCAAGACGTGGTTCTTCACGGAGGACGCCTTCCGAGACGCCCAGGCTCAGAGGTCTGGTGGCCTGCCCGGTCCGGTGAAGTACTACAAGGGTCTAGGAACATCAACAAGTGCCGAGGCCAAGGAGTATTTCAAGCAAATTGATAAGTTGACAGTTGCGTTTGGGGTGGACAAGGACATGAATGAGTCTATGAATCTCGCCTTTGCCAAGGCTCTCAGCGACGACCGCAAGGAGTGGCTGACGAAACACATGGCGAGCCCACCAAAGGGTATTCCGTACGGAAGTGTCGCGAAGCTGTCCGTGTCTGATTTCGTTCACAGGGACTTGGCCAACTTTAGCGTTGAAGACATCAAGCGAAGCATCCCACACGTGGCGGACGGTCTCAAGCCTTCCCAACGTAAGGTCATCTACGCGTGTCTCAAAAAGGGTCTGACGAGTGACATGAAAGTGGCTCAGCTTGCAGGCTACGTGGCAGAGCAGACGGCGTACCACCACGGTGAAGCCAGTCTCCAAGGGACCATCGTCAATTTGGCCCAGAACTTTGTCGGTGCAAACAACCTGAACCTTTTGGAGCCCTCGGGGCAGTTTGGAACGCGGTTGGCGGGTGGGAAGGATGCTGCGAGCTCTAGGTACATTTTCACACGGTTGGCGCCACATACGCGGAAGATTTTCAATCCTGCAGACAACGCGGTCTTGTCCTACGTGATGGATGATGGTCAACAGGTCGAGCCCGAGTTTTACGCGCCCATCATTCCTATGATTCTCGTGAATGGGTCAGAGGGTATCGGCACGGGGTTCAGCTGTTCCGTACCGCCCTATGATATCCAAATCATCAAGCACAATATCGAGTGTGCCCTGAATCAGGTGGCAATGGTCCCCATGGTCCCACACTTCAAGGGGTTCAAGGGCAAGGTGACAAAGACCAAGGACCATACGTGGGTCCTCGAGGGCATTGTCGAAAAGGAGGGGACCCAGCTCCACGTGACGGAGTTGCCTCCGGGTAAGTGGATCCAGGATTTCAAGGAACACTTGGACGATCTGGTCGAAAAGGGGACGATCCAAAAGTATGAGAATCACTCAACAGAAACGACGCCCGACTTTCGAATCTGGGGAGGGGACATCAAAGACCTCGGTCTGACCAAGACGGTTCACACGAGCAACATGTACTTGATCGGACCCAATGGAGCAGTCAAGAAATACAACAGTCCTGAAGAGATTCTGGTTGATTATTTGGATATTCGGATTCAGGTCTACAAGAAACGCAAGGCATGGCTTCTCAAGGAATTTGATTCTGAAATTGAGTGGCTCAGTGAAAAGGCTCGGTTCATTACCAGTGTGATTAACGGATCACTCAAAGTCCTGAATGTCCCACTGGCACAAGTCCAGTTTCAGTTGTCAAGGGCTCAATTTAAGGATGAAATTTGGGAGAAGCTCATGGACGTGAAGACGTACCAGTACGTGTCTGAAGAGGTTGCCCGTCTCCAAGAATTGGTCGCAAAGCGCAAGGCGGATAGGGACACGCTCAAGGCGACGAGCGTGCTTCAAATGTGGAAGAATAATCTGAGCGAGTTGTAGAAAAGAATGCAAAAGGCATTCCAAAATGTGGTTACACTCGAAAAGAGGATTCAAACATCAGTATTCAATTTTTTCAATAAAGATATAGGACCGTCGTCTCCCGTCTCCGTGGCGCCCCCTCCCACCCCAGTGTCCTCTCCGCCGAGTCCCCAACAAACGCCCGTGGCGCTATCACCCGTTGACGTGAGTGGGTTTTATACCGTCACTGGGCCGACTCAAGTGACATTTTACGCGACAACAGATGCCCCTATAGTCCCTGTGAGTTCTGGGTGGTCGGCTGCAGGCATCACCGGTCTTTTGGGGCAAATCCAAGTGACAGGCGTATCGAACGTGGCGGGGGATGCAGAGTATGGAGCTTACAAATGGTCCTTTACATTACAGACGGATACTGATCAGAATGTACAGGGTACTCAGCAGACAATAGCAGCGATTCTTTATCCACCCAATCAGCTACAGTACACCAACAATAAACGAACACAAGTTCCTATATACGGTTACTATACAACGTTTCAAAACTCCACGACCTTTTATTTTTCGGCACCTCCACCGGTACAAACAACTGCTGGGTGGCTCATCACGGGTCTTCCGACGTTTCGTGTTCCTATGCAAGTCACATCTTATTCTCAGAATCTTCAAGGTTCTACGTTTGTAACACTCGTCCCCACAGACGGAAGCACACCCCCCAATAACTCCGTTCCTGTATACGTGAACGGAGTTCCTTCTATGATTCAAGAACCTTTGTTTACAAATACATTTGTTCCGGGGAGATTTACAAATTACGTGTCACTCGGTCTAAACATTCCAGATGTACATGTCCAACTCAACTCGAACGTTCATGCAGGAAACTCCCCCGAACTCAGAGATCTCAACACGGCAGTGGAATGGCAAGACCCCCAGCCAAGAACGCGCCTTTTCCCAGAAAGCAGGTACATAGAAGAAAAAAACAAAGGGTTCAGTTCTGGGTCAGTCTTGTCTCTTCAAGCTATTGGACCGCAAGAAGAGTATCTTTGGACCGATGATTTTAGCAAGTCTCAGTGGAATCCAGAGTTTAAACGATACTCGAACTTTGTGATGTACCAAAAGGTGTACCCTTTCCCTCCTCCAAATCCTTCGTATCAAGGTCAGGTTGTTCAAATTGAGTTGAGACCCACGGAGCTGGGTCACCTCATGTCAAACATGTATCTCTCAGTGACTCTTCCCGGACTCCCCAGTGGTGCAAATTACACACCGAACGTCGGCCGAGCTCTTTTGAAACAAGTCGATCTCCTCGTGAATGAAACAATTGTGGAGACTTTGTATGATGACTGGTACGTGATTCGTGACCAGATGTTTCTGGACGCGGATGAACAGCTCGGCATTCAGACGGCTCTGAACCCATCAACCGCGTCCCCAGTTGCATATCTTGGGACCGGAGGCGACTCTACTGTAATTTCTGGAAGTAATGTTATTCATACATTTTTGAACAATAATACGTTTACTCTGAACTATGGAACGTCCGTGAACCTCACTGTTGTTGGTGGTGGAGGCGCAGGGGCTGTCGGGACGTACACCTCGAATATAACGAGTAATATTATTGGATATGTAAGCAATCCTACGACATTTACGGTCAAACTATCAAACACGGTTGGAGCTTACGTGGGTGCAAACGCATACATAACCGTCACGAATGCTCCAGCTTTCACGACGAATGTATACGTGTCGGCGGTGACACCAACAAGCGTCACTTGCAACACGTTCGGGGCTTTTTCGTCATGGTCAAACATCATACCGAGCACGAGCAACACCTTGACCTTCTTTAACGGAAACGGAGGAGGTGGCGGTGGCGTGTTTAACCAAACTGTATTTTTACCACCCGGAACGTATTCCGTCGTCGTTGGGAACGGGGGAACCCAGACGAGTTCAAATGGAAGAACCTCGAGTTTTGGAGGTTACGCGGCTACGGGCGGGTCTGGGGGCGCATACGGTGGAGCGAGTGGTACTGGGTTTGTTTCGAACGTTGCGTTTCAGTATTTGTCGAACATTTCTTACCCCTCCGGGGGTGGGGCGGGTGCAAACGCGTACGCAACGACGGGAACGGGCGCACTTGCTTTCACGTCCCCTCTGACACTCGGTCATGGAGGGGCAGGTGCAAGTGTTCAGGGCGCTTATTATGGAGGCGGCGGTGGCGGTGCATCAAACACGGCCATAACTGGTGCCCTTGCCACTCAAGGAGGCATTGGAGGAGGAGGCGTTGGATCTGTGAATGTCAATGGCGTCGTTACACAAACCATAAGTTCTATAGGAACAACCAATGGATTTGCAAGCCCAATAGGTATAGCTGTTGATTCGGGTTCGAACGTTTACGTTGCTGATAGCGGAAACAATATTGTTCGAAAAATCAGCCCAAATGGCGTGACCGTTACAAACATAGGCACGAGTACTTTCAATACTCCTTACGGCGTTGCTGTTGATTCTTTATCAAACGTATACGTTTCTGATACGGGAAACAATGCCGTGAAAAAGGTCAATAGCACAACTGGGGTGATCACAACATATACGCCACCATCGTTTGGTTTTAAAAATCCAACTGGAGTTGCGCTTGATTCGTCGTCAAACGTGTTTGTCGTGTGCCCC